CTTTCTTAATTTTTCATCATCTGATTTCCAAATATCACTACCTTCCTTGTAATATTTGTATTCAGCTTGAGTTTTGTTTATTTGTGGATTAATACCACTTAAATCAAATCCCATTATTTATCCTCCATTTTCATAACTATACCTAGTTCTTTTAACCTTGCTATTTTCTTATCAACAGTATTAGCTTTTCTTCTATCAGCTTTAACTAAAGACTGTTCTTTCTTTTCAATTAAAAACTCAGCTACTTGTTTTAAGTTTCTATGTTTAATACCTAATTGCAATGCTTCAACTATATTTTGTACAGTTTTAGTTTGCATTATAGTTTGATCATATTTTTTATGTCTATATGAATATCTGCTCATTCTTCCTCCTTAGTATCTTCTATTTGATGTTCTTCTATATAGTAAACATTATTTTCTGTGTTACTAGGAAGATCTTTTTCAGCATTTGCTCTATTAGCATATATTCCTACTATTTGCTTCCACCATTCATCTTCCATAGGTACTCTACCAAGTGATCTTGCATCTGTAAATAATATATATACTTTTTTCATGAATTTAAACCTCCTAAGTTTTAGGGCTGATTGACCCTCGTTAGTGCAATAGGCGACCTATTTGACTGAAACCCACACAATTAAGTGTTATATCAGCTTTACTAGTATATAGGTTCTACACTCGCCTGTCACTACAGCCCTTTATTTAATTCTTGGTATAACACTCACCAACAGCTTAAGTTAATAAGCCTCTGGTATTCCAATCGATGATGAGTGCTATACAGGACCATAACTGTTTTAAGCGGTTGTTGTCACGCTTCTATGATCCATTGACTCTCCTACCAATCTTCCGCTTCTTTCATCACTTCATCAATTTCAATTTCACAACCATCACAAATTTGTTTATCTTTATTGTAAAATTCATTACATATCTCACATTGATGATATCTACTCAATATATTTTTCATAATAGCACCTATATGTTCCATTTAGGCCACCTTCTATGCTTTACAAATCTATAAAGAGCAATTAATACAAAATACTTAACTGCCATAGTTAATAATGTTTCAGACACATATAAAATATCATATATAAATATCATAATACCTCCAAGTTAAAAAATAAAAGCCAGCTGTTATACTGGCTTATTATCGATCTCTAATATAATACATGACTTCTCCTTTAGTTAGTTATTCCTAGCTTAATACAGAAACCATTATTAGAGGTTAATTTTACAGAGTTGAGATTACACTCTTTACACTAATGCTTTCACCATTTATTCCCTTTCAGGTTTTAGGCTTATCCACTCCCTTTGACAGAAGTACATCAGCAAGCTCAATAGTTATAGACTATCACTCTTAACGTTACAGTTGTTTCAGCAACTACTCACCTCAATTAAGTCACAATGACATCCCAGGCTGCAGACCCAAGACTGATGCTTTCATCACAAAACCTTCAAGTTGTTGACCAACTATCCAGCCCCTTATTCACCGAAGTGTAAGGGATTAGAGCCCTATGCTCTGTAACGCCACAAGAACTTTGTCGTTTTTATCTCTTTTGATATTATTTAACGATTAAGTTAGTTTTAGGTGATCCAAGTCCAGTGCTCGTGGAAAAGCTTGCTATCTTACGATAGTAAATACTTTACTAGACCCTTTGTAATTCAGCCCTTGCGAGACGACTACAATTATAATACGCCATATCTTATGTCACCACCAGATTAGCATACATCTATGACACCCAGCTTGGTCGCAATAACTCAGCTTAAGTATCTTACAGGTTTATTTATTATCTGTTAACCAGACTCACTCGCTTACCATCGCAAAGACTACCATTCTCTCAGACATACGTCCATTGAGACTGATAGCAATACCTGCTTGCTTCCGTTGGACCATTGCTGGCGCTATTAACTTTATATATGTTACCATATACTATCCTATAGATCCGAAGCGACCTATTATTGTGGACATGGTGAGAGTCGAACTCACATCCTACTACTAGCTCCTAGAAGCCTTAAGCAGTCGAAAGCCTTTCATGCCCTGTATTCTTAGGTTTTAGAGATAACCTTAAATCTTACACCTTCAATCTTCTCTACCTTTTCACGATCCACATAATTATCCTTATCAACCATCATTCTACATTGAGTATCTAGTATATCCTTCATAGCAGCTAAGAAAGCCTGCATTTGGTTATCTAGACTGTCTTCACAGACAATATCATTGGGTACTACATTATTTATAGACATAGTGTCTCCTATATTGGTTAGAGTTACAAAATTATTTGTGCATTTTTGGTAGGAACGCACAAACCTTATTATACATCATATCAAGTATCCCGTGACAGGACATAGAACCTCAATACTATTATAACATATGGACTTACATGATGTTGGTAGTTCTAATACCATTCACGACTTTCATAGCCTGACTGTTTAGCTTCAGTGTCAGTCACACCTAGTAATGTTATTCGCTCCTAATCAGTGAACTACAACTTAATATTATATATATGTAA